ATCTTCTGCATTCTCGCCGGCAACTAAGTAAGCCTGTGGGATTTTGATAGCAGAGAACAGTTTTTCTCTAAGGTATTTTACATCTTCAATCTGTGAAGTGAACTGGCCGCCCGCAAGTGTTTCGATCTTAGTGCCTTGCTGACCGCCTCGCACAGGAATGTAGTAGTCTTCCTCAACAGACATTGGATTGTAGCGAAGATCAACACGACCACTATCAGCATCAACAATCTGATTGCGCTTAAGAGTAGTCATTACTTGTTGCATGTAAGTTTCCACGTCTTGTGGGGCTACGCCGCCAACATCAACATAGAAAACTCGACGCTCAGGGGCACGAACAATGCGATAAGACATCATTGCATCCTCCACAAGTGTAAGTTGCCTCCAAATACGTCGAGCACCCTCTAAAACAGAGGTTCCGTATGGGTTGTATTTATTGTTTCCTAGAACACGGAAGTGGGCAATCTGCCAATCCTCAAAAGTAAGGCCTCCGGAGTTCCATTGGAACTGTAAGTAGTTTGGATTGTTCTCATCTTGACCTTCCAGTCTCTCAATCTCATTGACTGGTAGCGAAACAACGTTTTGGATGCCGATTTTATCATCAACATCAAGATAAAGGAAGAAATCTCCGTATTTACAGAGAGTTCTTGCCCAACCATAGAGGTTTAGTTCAATGTTAAGCACGTCAAAGTATAAAATCTGTAATGCTGTCTTAATTTCCTGATTTGGGCAGTCAATTGTGAGCATCTTGCGAACTTCTGTCGAAGTTGTCATCTCGTCTGCGTAAATATCAAGTGCAGAGTTGAGTTCTGGCATGTATTCCATCTGCTCAAAGTCCAAATACCGCTCATTGCGGTTTTGGTTGAGCATAAAGTCGCCATAAAACGAGTAATTCTTCTCATAATCGGCTTTTTTGAACTCTTTGCCTGTTGCAGAGATCCAGTTAAACTTATCTAACTCTTTTCTACGGTATTTTCTTACCTGCTCGTGCCTATAATTGACAATCGGGCCTGAAAAGAGCCTGGTTAAGGCCTTATAGAGCGGATTATCTGCGTTTCTTGGGTTTTCTGTGCTTCTTTTTGGAATTATTGTTTTTTTGTATGCCATTTTTTAACCTTTGTATAACCACATAAATTGTTGTTGGGTTTTTTTCGCTTCTTTTGCCTGGCCTGACCTTGCTACTGGGAGGTGTCCAAGCATTCCGGGTATTGTTGTATTGAACTCTTTCTTGTTTGTAAAGAAAGCACCCATCATTTTTTCTGATTTTTCTCTATCGTAAGCACTTTCTTCAAAAACGGTGTCCCTAATCCAGCAGGCTATCGCAAAAGACATTACTAAATCGTCGTGCTTTGAGCGCATTGCTTGTGGTCTGCCGTTTTTCCAAATGAAAGTTTTAAATTCTCCAAATAATCTTTTTGATCTTGTTATAACTAGTTGATTGCGAACCATTTCTTCCATTTTTGTAATAATTAAAGGCCTGGTTTTGGAAGAGGTAGAGAAGCCGGGTGCTGCTCCGTTAACATTTTCTGCTATTAAAGGATCAATAAACTCATTATTTTTAGAATAGTAAAGATTACTATACCTTAGTTCTTTTAATTTGTCAATAAGCATAAAGCCAATGTTGTTATTTTCTACAACAACTAGACAGTTTCCGTATCTGGTTGCTGTTTGGTGCACAACGTTGGCATACATATCTATTGCTAGTTTGCCTTGATACTCAGCAACAATCTCATTTGTTGTTACGTTCCAAACGTGGAACGCTGAATAGTCTTCGCCGTCGCCTCTGGAAACATCAACAGAAATAAAGTACTTTGAAGATGGATCATACTCTTGCCAGATCCACAGATTTCTATCAAAACCGTCCCTATAAAGTGGTTCTTGTATATTTGAAAAAACCCATTCCAGGTATTCAGCATCAATAACTGTTTCACCCGAAGATAAGAAAGAGCACTCAAGTTCCTGAGCGATTTCTTTCTTTGTCATATTTCTTGTTTCTTTCTCGAACCATTCCTGATCTCGATCGGGGTGGACGTCCCAAGGCAGCATTGTTGTGTGGAAATCGTTTAACTCTGCTTCTGCGTCAGAATACATACGATAAAACCAGTTGCCAATGCCGTTAGGCGTAGAAAGAGCAATGCACCTACCGCCAGTTGACAGAGTGGGGTACAAGCCCTTCCAAAGTTCATCTAGGCCGTCAACGTGAGCAGCCTCATCAACAATAAGAAGAGAAAGGGCTTCGGAGCGACCAGCATCTCCCGAAGTTGAAGAAGCTTTAATCTGCGATCCGTTTGATAACTCGAAAGAGTTTCTGTTGTCTATTGAAATGTCTGCTATTTGCAACCAAGGTGGAAGGCTTTTTATCATAAACTTAACTTTCTTTACCAGGTTTCCGGCTGTTGAAAGTTTGGTTGCAATAACTAATATGTTTTTTTCTTTTCTAAAAAGAATAAGCCACGCAGCGTAGGCTGCTGTGACTGTTGAGATGCCAAGTTGGCGCCCTTTCAAGATAATATTAAAGCGATAAGCGTTGTAATCTTGAAGAAGTTCTTTTTGAAAGGGGTAAGTCCTAAAAGGAATAGGTCCTTTTTCAGGGTGAGAGATGCGAACATAGTTCTCGATAAAGTAGTCGGGATCTTTTCCGCATCTAACAATCTCTTTTATGACTTGTTCTTTGCTAAGCACACTACTTACAGGCCCTTACCTGCCTTGGCAAAGCGTCGATAAGTTTCCATTAACTTATCTTGTGCTGGGATTGGTGGGTTTTGATCTACACCTTTCATTCCGCCAATCTTGTATTGCTTGTTTGCTGTTGCAAACACACGAACGTTTGAAGTTGATTGGACTAAAACATCTACTTCGCTATCCTCAGTAAGCGTAACACGCTACCCAATTATTTGGGCCGCTCTACGGGTAATATATTTGGCAATGTCTGCCATTGTTTTTTCCATTTCTGCTTCAAAATCACCACCATAAACTTCTTTAAGTTTAATATCTGTTTGGTAAGTGATTGTAAGAATATCTCCGGCGATGCGAACGTTGAACCCGTCCATTTGCCGGCTGTCTTTTACGGGGTGGCCTTCCTCACGGCGTAGGCCAATCTTTAATGGCTCTCCGTTGGAATCTGTGCCGCCATCGTATGCTAGTGCTGCTGCTTGTGCTAGTGCCTGAACTGGTGTCATTTACTACTCTCCTGCTTTATGTTGTCTTTGATTAATCTTTGCGATAATCGTGTCGATAAACTTTGGGTCTTCTAGTTGTTTGGCTATTGCCTCTTGATCAGATTTTGATGCTTGCTTGATTGCTGCTTTTATTCTTGGCAGGAATGTTGTCTTGAATAGTTTTCCGCCGGCAACCTTTGCACGGATTTGATTTACAAACTCCTCATCACCCACAAGGCTATCTCCAACCTCTCCTGGATCATCTAGGGTGTCAAACCTAGAACTAATCGATTGTATTGCTTGATCTTGCTCAGCGTCCTTCTTATCAGAGTGAAGGTTTGCATCCATAGTAGCCACTGAGGCGATTTGGCGGCCTTTTGAGCCTAGTTTTGCTATCTCATCATCTACTCTGTCAGCAAGAGCCTCTTTACTCTCTGGGCCTCGTTCGCCTGCTGCTTTGTAGCCGCCTCTTGTGGAAGGCTTATTGCCTCTTCCAAAAACATTGCCGAGCCTGAACTCTTCTAGGTTTTGTATTTCTTCGTTAATGATCTCAACTAGTCTCGCTTTGGTTATCTTCATTTGGTCTCCATCCTTTTTTCCAGCGCTCTTCACGACCTTCAATCCATTGAACGTAGCATTTAAAGCAAGTGCCCCATTTTGTCTTGCAGGTTTCGTCTTTTAATGTTTTAATCTGCGCTGAGCAAGTTGTGCATTTAGATTTGCTCTCTTTACTAAGTAGTCTCTTCGTAATAAAAAAACCTTCTTTGCCTTCTAGGGCTTCTGAGTTGTTTGATTGGATTTTTTGTTCAAAGGCTTTCTGCTGCTCTTTGTATTCTTTTTCTTTTTCTTCATCCCACTCGCTTTGGGGTGTCTTGATTGCTTCATCACCCCAGCGCTTTTTGATTGCTTTTTCTAGTTTTGCTATTTCGTTTAGTTTTTTGTTATCAAGTGGGAGCATTATATACCTTTTGTTTTGCGATAAATACGATTTCTTTTAAATCTGGTGTTGTGTCCATTTTATCTAGATCTTTTATTGAACACCACTTGTAATCTGTGTGTTCTTTCCCATCTAGGTGAACTTCACCAGTATACTTTGTTGTTGTGAAAAAATAAACTCTTTTTTTCTTTATTACACCAGTATCAATAAGATCTTCTGGTTTAAGCGTTAAGCCGCATTCTTCTTTTACTTCTCGACAAGCGCCAACCTTTACATCTTCACCAACGTGAATGTGGCCACCAACAGAGCACCACTTCTCTGGCATCCAAGCATCGTAATCAACCCTTTTAAGGGAAAGGAAGTGGTCTTTATCTTTAAAGATTATAACGTGTGCGGAGTATTTTGAGTCTTTTTTCATTTTATTTACTTTTATTTTAATCATTGTGGTAGGGACATCATCTTATCAAAAGAAGCAGACTTAAGATCTCCTAAGAGATCAATCTCACCTCTTTTACGTAAAATCTTGAAAGCAATGTTCTCTGGTGAGTATGCGCCTTCTCTTTGCAGGCCGGCTTTTCTCATTCTTTTAAGTCGGTCGAATATTCTTGTTGCTTGGCGCTTTGCTTCAACAAATTTTTCTTGGTTCATCAACTCTTGGACAAGGCCGATTTGATGTGAGATCATTCCTGCTTTCTTTATTGCGGAGTCATAATCAAAGTCCTTATCCAGTCTTTTTGGTGTGTTAACCCATTGATCCTTTTCAAGAGAATAAACAGGGCGGTCTTCGTCATCATAGACTTCATTTACATCTTCAACAAAGATTTCAACTTCGTGACCAAAGATTGTTATGTTATGACGCTCATTCCAAACAAGTCTGCGAGAATTAAAAAGATCCCGAACCATATCAAGATCTTGGCTGACTTTTGAAAAATCAACCACAATGTGTAGATCGATATCAGAATCAGGATGGTAGTTATATCCAGCAAGCGAACCAGTGAAGTAAATGTCCTCCACAGCGTCTGGGTCAATGTTGTGATCTCGTAAGAATGCATTTGCTATCCGTTTTAACTTTAATTTTACCTTTAACTTTACTTGCTCTGGTGTTTCCCAGATATCACGGGAAAGAGCGTTGTGCTGCTTAAAGCGGTCCTTGGAAAGAAGGTTCTTTTTTATTTCTTCTTTTTGAAGGCGGCGTTGTTCTTTTTGCTCTTGTTGCAAGGCTGCCCTGTCTCTTTCTGCTGATTCAA